TACCAATCATTAGCTCCATAGGCATAAAGTTCAGTACAATATTCGGATGAGGGAGATGATGATGATGATGATGATGATGAAATTGTATCACAAGATACTTCTTCTAGTAGAATAGTAAATCCGTCAGTTGCAACAAAATCATATGTATTTTGCATTCTTGCCGACGTAATTATTGTTTTTATTTTAATAGAAGATAGATCTTTTTTCCAATACGCTCTTCCTGTTCCTGTGAATGAACCAAGACTATCCTGTCTTGTTCCAGTTGGATTTAATGTTCCGTCCCATTTATATCGTTCTGCATTAGTTCCGCATTGACCATCTGTATTTTGTCCCCAAGACCACAAAATATTATTTTCATCTAAGGCTATTGTGGTGTTTGCTCCTACCCATATTTCTTTTACAAAATTTAATTGAAATGGAATATTTAATTGACCGTATTGATTTTCTCCCCAACAAACTATTTGATCTCCTGAATTAATACCACAACAATGACTCCATCCACAAGCCATATCTTTCCATTCCGTCATTGATGAATGAACATCAAGTTCATTATGTAAATTTCTTCCGCATTTATCTATTACGTATTGGTTTTGAAAATTAATAAACATCATTGTCCATCCGTTTACAATTTTCTCTTGGGCATAATTTGTATTTGCAAGTTGTACACCTGATGGATTACCACCGTCCCATCTTACATGATTAGATTTATGTGTTAAACACATTTTACTGTCACCAAATAATGAACAAGATCCATTCCATCCAAAAGATTTCCATTGAGTAATGTAATCTCCACCATGATTTACCCATTGATTATTCTGGTTATATATTTTAGGTGATTCTTCCCATTCATAAATTGTGTCTACATTAATGGCAAGGGATCCTAAACTTGCGTGTACAGAAGATAATGAATTGAATTGATGAGTTGTACGTTCTGTACGTGTTATACCTCCTGTAACTGTAGTAACCACATGAAGTACTGGCTTCCATTTCCAATAGTGACCAGATGAACTGTCAGCCTGGACAGTGAAACCTTGTTCACTTTGGAGTTCTTCCACGCCATTATTTTTATATTGATGAAAATCTTCGCCAATTTGATATGGGTTTATTGGTGTTTGAGTGGTATTATTAGAATCTCCATCTGGATATTCTAAATCAAAACTGCAAGCAAGTAATTTTCCACTACATCTACTTTGATAATTATCTCCCCAAAAGTATAAACCATTAACAGCATTTGCTATAATATTATTATCTGATACCGATACTCCTATTGATTTAACTATTCCTATATCATCTGGAATATTACACAACCCTTTATCGCATTTTCCCCAAATCCAAAGTTTTCCTAATGTATCTAATATAATATTTGTACCATTTACGCGGTATATTTCTTTAATATTTGATATATTTAATCCTTGCGGAGCATTCTTTAAACCATAATGCTCGGATCCCCATGATAACCAATTCAGACACACAGAACTACTACTTGAACTATTACTCTGTCCAGAAGAAGAACTAGAGGATATGCTTGAACTACTACTCTGCCCAGAAGAAGAACTAGAAGATGTGCTTAAACTAGATGAAGAACTACTTCCTGAACCAGGAATATAATCACCAAATGCATTAGATCCATCACCTCTAATAAAAATGGTGTCTATTATTTTATATGCAATAAGATTCATTATATTAGACTAATCCTTAATCGCAATTTTTCCTAGTCAATAGTATATTTTGATCACAATTTAAAATTAAATTAAGTAATTTATTAAACGGTTTTTTATTATTTGGAGTATTTATTTCTTCTCCGTCAATTGTAACTTCAACTGTGTCTATGGGCAAAACTTGAAACTGATATATAAAAATATAATTTTCATAGACTTCAGATGCCTTCTTATTATTAAATTGATCTATTGTTATATTGGGCATTTTAAGTATGACGTGTTATTGTTTTATTATAATTAAATTTTCCCTGCATCATTCTAATTTTATAACTATCTGAACTTGTTGTAAATATTAATGTAAATTCGTAAACATAATGTGTTCCTGGTATAATAACAGAACCACCCAAAGGCATTTTATAAGATATAATAACATTATGATCTCCCACAACCGACTTTAAATCTATTGAAGGGTTTATAATTGATGGAGTTGCTGATGAACTGTTACTTGGAACAATTATCATTGTTGCAGTAATATTGGTAACAACTTGACCAATTGCTAATATTTCAGGTGGAATGTATAGCTTAAGGTTAGAAGGATTTGGTGAAGGCAATTTTAATATTGCTGTATCACCTTCTGGTGTTAATATATTTAACTTTGCAACAAACAAAGCATCTTCTTCTGCGTACAAGTCATAATAGGCTGCGGACATATAATACTCCTTTTTAGAGTATTTATAAGTTAGAGTAAATCACTTGCGTCGCTTATATCCATTAAATTAATACCTGCTGTGTCTTTTTTTTGTGGTGGTGGGGCTTTCTCACCGCTATCAGCGGTTCCCCCTCCACCACCTCCACCTTGAGCCTCTGCACTTTGAAGAGCATTAAGTTGACTTTGAGCATCAATTTCCGCACTCTGAATTGCTTTTTCCTCTTCAATCTGCTGATCAATTTCTTCAATTTCATCATCAGTTTGTCGTAGAATATTTTTACGAATCCAGTAATCAGAATAGAACTTGCCAGAATAGTTTGATATTTGACCAAGACTATTCATACGATCTTTAAGAATTTCTGCTTGTTTAGATTCTGTAAAATAAGAATCTGAAGAATACTCAACCTTTAAGTCCTGAACAATTCCTGCCCAATCTTCATGAGACATTACACCTTTGGCAAGTAATTGAGTTCTTAGTGTATTTAAGAATAATTCTGTGAATTTAACACGCATACGAGAAATGAATTTAGAAAACTTTAATTCGTCTCTAGTAATTTCAGCACTTCTGCCCATGTTAAAACCGTTACCTGCTTCAAGACGCGTCAGGGGTATATTCAAAGATTGCAGGAGTTTCTTTTGAAAATAAAGAACGTCTGCCATTTCTCCAAGATTCTGACCACCAGGAAGAGTGGAAATTTCTGTGCCCTTGCCACCTTCACGACGTGGCAACCAGAAATCTTCAAGCATACTCATATGCTTTTTATCGTCTTTAACTTCACCTGTAGCAGCATCGTATGTAATCTTGTTACGATACCGATTCATTTGCTCTCTAAGATACTGTTCTGCCTTTGCCTTTGGCAATGCTCCTACGTCAATATAAAATATTCTGCGTTCAGGAGCACGAGACACACGATAGATAACCGTGGCGTCTTCAATCATACGCAGCTGATTTAGGGGCTTTATAGCCTTGTGTAGATAACCAACAACACGCTTGGTGTTAGAGTCGTACAGACCAGAGTGGACGTAATTTATAGCATCCGCTGAAATACGCACACCCTGTGTTGCATCATAGGAATTAATGTAAGTGTTTTTATCTCTTCCAACTGGAGTGTACACATAGTACTCAATCCAATCTTGAATAATATCCATGTTATTCAATTTAGCCTTTTTAACGATTTCTTTAACTTTCTTTATGGAAATAGGGTCTACCTGCCTTAACTCCTGTAAACCCTCTCTAGGGTCATCGTGGAGGATCTGGTGATAGTATAGGCGACCGTCTGTGTACCATCTACGGGCAATTTCGTGTGCCTTGCGTCCAAAGTCTAATAACCTTAAGATTTCTTGAAATTCTTCAATTAAAATCTTTCTAATTGGAAGAGGCAAGTTCACTTTATCTGTATTTAATTTAACTAAAACGCCATTCGCATCTTCTGTTAAAAAATCATTAATAATATCAGAAATAGCATTATCTACTTCTGAGTGAAGACTCATTTCTCTGTATTTTTGAATAAGTTGAATATCGTTCTTTATTGTACCGTCAAGATCAATATAAGAACTCTGCAAGCCACCTGCTTCAATATAAGAAGCACCGTCATCGTTTTGGGGAGGAATAAACGATAACGGTGGTTCTTTATTTTCTTTTCCGAAGGAGTAACCAAAAAATGATATAGCCATAATATAATACCTTAGTTAAAGAACAATCAATATTTCAAATTGTGATATTTCATAATCACAGTAAATTCAGAAATCGTGTCAGGGGTGTCCCAGGAAACGTCTGTTGCAGAAACATTATCACACCAAACGTGTTCCAATGTAAACGTTGCAGCATTACCACCGTCTCTTTTTAATTGAGAAACTGTTGCAGTTGCCCAATTTTTCATAACGCTACCTACAGGTTTATTACTTGTGTGATCATTCCAATTTTTTTGCCAATTAATAAATTTCTTTTTTAACATCATATTTTCATCATTAATAACAGTAATTTGCCAATCTTCGAAAGTTCTATCACCAGGAATCTGTAGAATACGACCTCTATAATTTATTGGAATTACACCAATAATTGAACTTGGCAAAGACGCTGCCTTGCAATGAAATTCAAAATTTTCTGCAGTACCTATCTCACTAATGGTGACTGCAAAGAGATTTGGTCTTGCTCCACCATCTTGAAATCCACCTATAAAATTGCTAATTGTATTATCTGCCATTTTTTTTCTCCTGTATATTTATACGAGTTCTATTAAGCCCCAACAACTTCTTCAAAAGATAATCCTGTTGGCGTTGCTACAAAGTTTAATTGAATAAAATTAATTGAACGATTTGGTTTAATATAAATATCAGCCACAAAAGAATTTGAGTCAATAACTTGACCTGTATTATTGGTGGTGTCACAAACAACTTTGAAATCAGTTATACCGCGTCGTGCTGCAACATCACGAAGATATGGTTCTACTAGAAGTCTAAACTGTGCTCTAGTAAACTCATCATTGAATTCAAACATTATAAATTGTGATGATTTAGCAATAGCTTTTTCTAAAACAATAAACAAACGTCGAACGTTAATACGATCAAAAGCACTTGGCTTTTGCAACATGGTTTTATCACCGTAAAGAACCACACCAGAACCATCAAATGCTACAACAGGATTTACTCCTTTTTTATACAATTCGTCACGGTGTGTTTTGTTTGGATTATAATCAAGTTTAATTGCGTTAAGAATAGTACCACGACTAAAACCAGCAGGAGACCACCAAGGATCGTTTGTGTAATCTGTTCTAGCACATAGACCCGCAATATCACCACAAAGAGGAACAGAACGATACACATCGTTATATTTATCGTATTGTGTTTTGTATCCTGTATCCATAATAACATAAGATGAAGAGTCAAGAGCAGAACGATAAGATAAAACTTCTGTTAATTTTTGAGAAAGAGTTTTACTTTTTGTATTAGTAGGCGAAACAAATGCAACACAATCTCGTCTTGTAGAAGCAACAGCTGCAATTGTTTTTGCTGCTGCAACCGCAACAGGGCCAGCAATAATTAAACCAATATCTACTAAATCAGCATCACCAAAATAAGTGTCATAGTATGCTGCAATTCCAGCATCATTTGCGCTATCAGCATCTGCGTGATTAAGACCTGTCGTCAACATGGTGTATGATGTATAAGATGAAGTTAATTGTGTAAATGCTGAACTAGTACTAGTTATATTACTATCCCAACCAGCCGCAAGTTGATAACCAACCCATAGATATTTTGATTCGTTGTTTATAACAGTACGATAATAAGATGAAGTGCCATCTTCTTTCAAAGCATTAGATGCCTTTGAAAGAAATGCAAATTTTTCTAAAACTGTTCCTGCTACACCTGTCCAAGTACCATTACCGTCAATAACTAAAACGTGAATTTCATCTTTAGATGTAGTGTTACCTAAGTTTTTAGAAAATTGTGATGTTCCTGGTAAAGAGTCAAAGTTTACCATGTAATCGGAATATTCTTCTAAAACTGCAGGATTATCAGAACCAACATCGTGTGCACCAGATCCAGAATCTAGTACTACAACCTTGAGACCGTTTCCTAATGTGCCAGGATATGCTGCCCAAAAATTACTATCAGTAGATGCCCAAGATATTGCATCATAATCAGATTGATTTGCAATCATTCTATATGGATTATTTGTAATATGATATACACTTGAACTTGCATTACGATCATATGTGCTAGATTGTA